AGTGAAATACCTCCCTTTTGTGGATTTGTCTGTTTGTCGACTTTTTGTGTTGGTGGTGAGTGTTGTGCAGCCTGAGCTTCCTGATAGTCGTGATTGGTGTGGGGAGACGCGTCGTTGGTGGCGTGTGTGGGGTGAGGATAGTCGCGCGCAGTACGTGTCTGATGAGGAGTGGTTGTTTCTCATGGATGCTGCGGTGATTCATGATGTGGTGTGGCGTGAGGGTCGCGCTGATTTGGTGGCTTCGCTTCGTGCTCATGTGAAGGCTTTTATGGGCATGTTGGATCGTTATTCGGTTGATGTGGTGTCTGGTGGCCGTGGTGGGGGTTCTGCGGTGGCGATGATTGACCGGTATAGGAAGCGTAGGGGGGCCTGATTAGGTGTCTGGTGTTGTTGGGTCTCAGGTGCCTCGTCACCGGGTGGCTGCGGCGTATTCGGTGTCTGCTGGTGGTGATGCTGGGGAGTTGGGTCGTGTGTATGGGTTGACGCCTGATCCGTGGCAGCAGCAGGTGTTGGATGATTGGCTTGCTGTGGGTGGTAATGGCAGGCTTGCTTCGGGTGTGTGTGGGGTGTTTGTGCCTCGCCAGAATGGCAAGAATGCTATTTTGGAGGTTGTTGAGTTGTTTAAGGCGACTATTCAGGGTCGCCGTATTTTGCATACGGCTCATGAGTTGAAGTCGGCTCGTAAGGCGTTTATGCGGTTGAGGTCGTTTTTTGAGAATGAGCGGCAGTTTCCTGACTTGTATCGTATGGTGAAGTCGATTCGGGCGACGAATGGTCAGGAGGCTATTGTTTTGCATCATCCGGATTGTGCCACGTTTGAGCGTAAGTGTGGCTGTCCGGGTTGGGGTTCGGTGGAGTTTGTGGCTCGTAGTCGGGGTTCGGCTCGTGGGTTTACGGTTGATGATTTGGTGTGTGATGAGGCTCAGGAGTTGTCGGATGAGCAGTTGGAGGCGTTGCTTCCTACGGTAAGTGCTGCCCCGTCTGGTGATCCGCAGCAGATTTTCCTTGGCACGCCGCCTGGGCCGTTGGCTGACGGGTCTGTTGTGTTGCGTCTTCGTGGGCAGGCTTTGTCGGGTGGTAAGAGGATTGCGTGGACGGAGTTTTCGATTCCTGACGAGTCTGATCCGGATGATGTGTCGCGGCAGTGGCGGAAGTTGGCTGGTGACACTAATCCTGCGCTGGGTAGGCGTCTGAATTTTGGGACCGTAAGCGATGAGCATGAGTCGATGTCTGCTGCCGGGTTTGCTCGGGAGCGTCTTGGCTGGTGGGATCGTGGCCAGTCTGCTTCGTCGGTGATTCCGGCGGATAAGTGGGTCCAGTCGGCTGTGGGTGAGGCGGCTCTGGTTGGCGGGAAAGTGTTTGGTGTCTCGTTTTCTCGTTCTGGGGATCGTGTCGCGTTGGCTGGTGCTGGCAGGACTGATGCTGGTGTTCATGTTGAGGTTATTGATGGGCTGTCGGGGACGATTGTTGATGGTGTGGGCCGGTTGGCTGACTGGTTGGCGGTTCGTTGGGGTGATACTGACCGGATCATGGTTGCCGGGTCTGGTGCGGTGTTGTTGCAGAAGGCGTTGACGGATCGTGGTGTTCCGGGCCGTGGCGTGATTGTGGCTGATACTGGCACCTATGTGGAGGCGTGTCAGGCGTTTTTGGAGGGTGTTCGTTCGGGTGTTGTGTCTCATCCTCGTGCCGATTCGAGGCGTGACATGTTGGATATTGCTGTGAGGTCGGCTGTGCAGAAGCGTAAGGGTTCGGCTTGGGGTTGGGGTTCCTCGTTTAAGGATGGTTCTGAGGTTCCTTTGGAGGCTGTGTCGCTGGCGTATCTTGGTGCGAAAACAGTTAAAGTGAAGCGGCGTGAACGGTCTGGTAGGAAGCGGGTGTCTGTGGTATGAACTCGGATGAGTTGGTCCTGATTGAGGGCATGTACGATCGTATCCAGGGGTTGTCTTCGTGGCATTGCCGTATTGAGGGCTACTATGAGGGCTCTAATCGGGTGCGTGACCTTGGTGTGGCTATTCCTCCGGAGTTGCAGCGTGTGCAGACGGTGGTGTCGTGGCCTGGGATTGCGGTGGATGCTTTGGAGGAGCGTCTGGATTGGCTTGGCTGGACGAATGGTGACGGCTACGGTTTGGATGGTGTGTATGCTGCGAATCGGCTTGCTACGGCGTCGTGTGATGTGCATTTGGATGCGCTGATTTTTGGGTTGTCGTTTGTGGCTGTTATCCCCCAGGATGATGGGTCGGTGTTGGTTCGTCCGCAGTCGCCGAAGAATTGTACTGGCCGGTTTTCGGCTGATGGGTCTCGTTTGGATGCTGGTCTTGTGGTGCAGCAGACGTGTGATCCTGAGGTGGTTGAGGCTGAGCTTTTGTTGCCTGATGTGATTGTTCAGGTGGAGCGGCGAGGTAGCCGTGAGTGGGTTGAGACGGGCCGTATACCGAATGTGCTTGGGGCGGTTCCGTTGGTGCCTATTGTGAATCGGCGTCGCACGTCGAGGATTGATGGCCGTTCGGAGATTACCCGCTCTATTAGGGCTTACACGGATGAGGCTGTGCGCACACTGTTGGGTCAGTCTGTGAATCGTGACTTCTATGCGTATCCTCAGCGTTGGGTGACGGGTGTGTCGGCTGACGAGTTTTCGCAGCCTGGCTGGGTCTTGTCGATGGCTTCTGTGTGGGCTGTTGATAAGGATGATGACGGTGATACTCCGAATGTGGGGTCGTTTCCTGTCAATTCGCCTACACCGTATTCGGATCAGATGAGACTGTTGGCTCAGCTGACGGCGGGTGAGGCTGCGGTTCCGGAGCGCTATTTCGGGTTTATCACGTCTAACCCGCCTAGTGGGGAGGCTTTGGCTGCTGAGGAGTCTCGGCTTGTGAAGCGTGCCGAACGCAGGCAGACGTCGTTTGGTCAGGGCTGGTTGTCGGTTGGTTTCCTGGCTGCTAAGGCGCTTGATTCGAGTGTTGATGAGGCCGCGTTTTTCGGTGATGTTGGTTTGCGTTGGCGTGATGCTTCGACGCCGACTCGGGCGGCTACGGCGGATGCTGTGACGAAGCTTGTGGGTGCCGGTATTTTGCCGGCCGATAGCCGTACTGTGTTGGAGATGTTGGGTTTGGATGATGTGCAGGTTGAGGCTGTGATGCGTCATCGTGCCGAGTCGTCTGATCCGTTGGCGGCACTGGCTGGGGCTATATCGCGGCAGACGAGCGAGGTTTGATGAATGGCTTCGGGTGTTGCGTCGCGGTTGGCTGCTGCCGGGTATCAGCGGCAGGCGATTCGTTTTGCCGGGAAGTATGCGGGCTATTATGCCGAGCTTGGTCGTTTGTGGCATTCCGGGAAGATGACAGATGCGCAGTATGTGCGTTTGTGTGTGGAGTTGGAGCGTGCCGGCCATGACGGTTCCGCGGCGTTGGCAGCCAAATTCGTGCAAGATTTTCGCCGGTTGAATGGTGTGGATCCTGGTTTGATTGTGTATGACGAGTTTGATGCTGCTGCGGCTTTGGCTAGGTCGTTTTCGACTATGAAGATTATGAATAGTGACCCGGATAGGGCGAATGATACTATTGATGCGATGGCTGCGGGTGTTAATCGGGCTGTCATGAATGCTGGCCGTGACACGGTTGAGTGGTCTGCTGGCGCGCAGGGTAGATCGTGGCGTCGGGTGACTGATGGTGATCCGTGTGCTTTTTGTGCCATGTTGGCTACGAGGTCGGATTATACGACTAAGGAAAGGGCACTTACTACTGGTCATACTCGGCGTCATAAGCGTGGTGGTAAGCGCCCGTTTGGTTCGAAGTATCATGATCATTGTGGTTGTACGGTGGTTGAGGTTGTTGGCCCTTGGGAACCAAATAGGGCTGATGCCGCATATCAGAGGACGTATGAGAAGGCTCGTGAGTGGGTTGATGATCACGGGTTGCAGCAGTCGTCTGGCAATATTTTGAAGGCTATGCGTACTGTTGGTGGCATGAGATAATTTGATGTGGTTTCCGGTTGTGCACCGCCGGTTATTGGTGCACAGGGTTGTCTCCCGCACGGGGGCCAACAATGTTGTGTTGTTTTCCGCAAGGAGTGTAGGTTAGGCTATGGCCGATCAAAAAGTTGAGGAACAGAATGTCGACAATGATGCTGTTGAGCCCGGAAAGGGTGGAGACATTGTTGATGTTGTAAAGGATGGGCAGGCTGCCGGCGATGATCATGCCGGTGATGTTTCCGTGAAGGGTGAGGCTTCTGGGTCGTCTGGCACGGATTGGAAGGCTGAGGCCCGTAAGTGGGAGTCTCGTGCTAAAAGTAATTTCGCCGAGTTGGAGAAGCTTCGCACCTCGGATGGTGATGCGGGGTCTGTGATTGATGATCTTCGCCGCAAGAATGAGGAACTCGAAGACCGGATCAATGGGTTTGTTCTTGAGGGTGTGAAGCGTGATGTGGCTGCCGAGTGTGGCCTGTCGGGTGATGCTGTCGCTTTCTTGCACGGTAGCGACCGTGAAGCATTGGTGGAGTCTGCTAAGGCTTTGAAGGGTTTGATTGACCATAGTAGTGGTGGCGCGGGTGTGCGCCGTCTTGCGGGGAGTGCCCCCGTTGATGATGTTAAACGACGTGAGGGTGTCGCGTTTGTGGATGCTCTTGTCAATAATTCTAGGAGATGATTTGTGATGGCTGACGATTTTCTTTCTGCAGGGAAGCTTGAGCTTCCTGGTTCTATGATTGGTGCGGTTCGTGACCGTGCTATCGATTCTGGTGTTTTGGCGAAACTGTCGCCGGAGCAGCCGACTATTTTCGGTCCGGTGAAGGGTGCCGTGTTTAGTGGTGTTCCTCGCGCCAAGATTGTTGGTGAGGGCGAGGTTAAGCCTTCCGCTTCTGTTGATGTTTCGGCGTTTACTGCGCAGCCTATCAAGGTTGTGACTCAGCAGCGTGTCTCTGACGAGTTTATGTGGGCTGATGCTGATTACCGTTTGGGTGTTTTGCAGGATCTGATTTCTCCTGCTTTGGGTGCTTCGATTGGTCGCGCCGTGGATCTGATTGCTTTCCATGGTATTGATCCTGCCACTGGTAAAGCGGCTGCCGCTGTGCATACTTCGCTGGATAAGACGAAGAATGTTGTTGATGCCACGGATTCTGCCACGACCGATCTGGTCAAGGCTGTCGGTCTTATCGCTGGTGCTGGTTTGCAGGTTCCTAACGGGGTTGCTTTGGATCCGGCGTTCTCGTTTGCTCTGTCTACTGAGGTGTATCCGAAGGGGTCTCCGCTTGCCGGTCAGCCGATGTATCCTGCCGCCGGGTTCGCTGGTTTGGATAATTGGCGTGGCTTGAATGTTGGTGCTTCTTCGACTGTTTCAGGTGCCCCGGAGATGTCGCCTGCCTCTGGTGTTAAGGCTATTGTTGGCGATTTCTCTCGTGTTCATTGGGGTTTCCAACGTAACTTCCCGATCGAGCTGATCGAGTATGGCGATCCGGATCAGACTGGCCGCGATTTGAAGGGCCATAACGAGGTTATGGTTCGTGCCGAGGCTGTGCTGTATGTGGCTATTGAGTCGCTTGATTCGTTTGCTGTTGTGAAGGAGAAGGCTGCCCCGAAGCCTAATCCGCCGGCCGAGAACTGATTTATTGTTGCGGTGATGTTTTCTATGTGCAGGGGGTGGTGTTGATGGGTATCATTTTGAAGCCTGAGGATATTGAGCCTTTCGCCGATATTCCTAGAGAGAAGCTTGAGGCGATGATTGCCGATGTGGAGGCTGTGGCTGTCAGTGTCGCCCCCTGTATCGCTAAACCGGATTTCAAATACAAGGATGCCGCTAAGGCTATTCTGCGCAGGGCTTTGTTGCGCTGGAATGATACTGGCGTGTCGGGTCAGGTGCAGTATGAGTCTGCGGGTCCTTTCGCCCAGACTACACGGTCTAATACTCCCACGAATTTGTTGTGGCCTTCTGAGATTGCCGCGTTGAAGAAGCTGTGTGAGGGTGATGGTGGGGCTGGTAAAGCGTTCACTATTACACCGACCATGAGGAGTAGTGTGAATCATTCTGAGGTGTGTTCCACGGTGTGGGGTGAGGGTTGCTCGTGCGGGTCGAATATTAACGGCTACGCTGGCCCTTTGTGGGAGATATGATATGACCAGTTTTCCTTATGGTGAAACGGTTGTGATGCTTCAACCGACTGTTCGTGTCGATGATCTTGGTGACAAGGTTGAGGATTGGGGGCATCTTGTAGAAACCGTGTACCATAACGTGGCCATCTATGCTTCCGTTTCGCAGGAGGATGAGGCTGCGGGGCGTGACTCTGACTATGAGCATTGGTCGATGCTTTTCAAGCAGTCTGTTGTGGGTGCTGATTATCGTTGCAGGTGGCGTATCCGGGGTGTTGTGTGGGAGGCTGACGGGTCTCCTATGGTGTGGCATCATCCGATGTCTGGCTGGGATGCTGGTACGCAGATCAATGTGAAGCGTAAGAAGGGCTGATAGGTTGTGGCTCAGGATGTGAGTGTGAAGCTGAACTTGCCGGGTATTCGTGAGGTGTTGAAGTCTTCTGGGGTGCAGTCGATGTTGGCTGAGCGTGGCGAGCGTGTCAAGCGTGCGGCCTCGGCGAATGTGGGCGGTAATGCTTTCGATAAGGCCCAGTATCGTGCAGGGTTGTCGTCGGAGGTGCAGGTTCACCGTGTTGAGGCTGTGGCCCGTATAGGCACCACATATAAGGGTGGGAAGCGTATTGAGGCGAAGCATGGCACGCTGGCGAGGTCGATTGGGGCTGCGTCGTGATCGTTTACGATGACCCCAGGAAGTGGGCTAAACGCGTGCTCAAGGATGATGGCTGGCTGTCCGATATACCGTGTACTGGGACGGTGCCCGATGATTTTACGGGTGACCTTATTTGGTTGGCTCTTGATGGTGGCCCGCAGTTGCATGTGCGCGAGCAGGTGTTTTTGCGGGTGAACGTGTTTTCTGACACACCGGATCGTGCTATGTCGTTGGCGCGTCGTGTTGAGGCTGTGCTGGCTGATGGTGTGGACGGTGACCCTGTGGTGTACTGTAAACGGTCTACTGGCCCTGATTTGCTGGTTGATGGTGCACGTTTTGATGTGTATTCGCTTTTTGAGCTTATATGTAGGCCTGCGGAGTCTGAATAAGCTTATTGTTTTTGTTTTAATGTAATTGTTTGATATTTAATGGGGGTTATGATGGCTGCAACACGTAAAGCGTCTAATGTTCGCTCTGCTGTTACGGGTGACGTCTATATTGGTAAAGCTCATGCCGGTGACACTATTGATGGTGTGAAGACGGTTCCTGACGGTCTTACCGCTTTAGGGTATCTGTCGGATGACGGGTTTAAGATTAAGCCTGAGCGTAAAACGGATGATTTGAAGGCTTGGCAGAATGCGGATGTTGTTCGCACTGTGGCTACGGAGTCTTCTATCGAGATTTCTTTCCAGCTGATCGAGTCTAAGAAGGAGGTTATCGAGCTGTTTTGGCAGTCGAAGGTTACTGCCGGAGCTGATTCGGGTTCGTTTGATATTTCTCCTGGTGCCACCACTGGCGTGCACGCCCTGTTGATGGATATTATTGATGGCGATCAGGTTATTCGCTACTATTTCCCTGAGGTTGAGTTGATTGATCGTGACGAGATTAAGGGCAAGAATGGCGAGGTGTATGGGTATGGTGTGACGTTGAAGGCGTATCCTGCCCAGATTAATAAGAAGGGTGATGCTGTGTCTGGTCGGGGGTGGATGACGGCTTTAAAAGCTGATACTCCCCCGGTTCCTCCTTCTCCGAAGCCGGAGCCGCCTAAGCCTGAGCCGGATCCTAATCCGCCGTCTAATAACTGATACACATAGTTTGAGGGATTGTTGATAGATGAGTGACACAGGTTACACGTTGAAGATTGGTGACCGTAGCTGGGTGTTGGCGGATGCGGAGGAGACGGCTCAGGCTGTTCCTGCCCGCGTGTTTCGTCGTGCCGCCAGGATTGCCCAGTCTGGGGAGTCTGCTGATTTCGCCCAGGTTGAGGTGATGTTTTCCATGTTGGAGGCTGCCGCCCCAGAGGATGCTGTGGAGGCCTTGGAGGGGCTTCCTATGGTTCGTGTTGCCGAGATTTTCCGCCAGTGGATGGAATATAAGCCTGAAGGTAAGGGTGCCTCGCTGGGGGAATAGTTTGGCTCCACGGCCTGATTGATGATTATCGTGGGGCCATCGAATACGATTTCCGCACCAAGTTTGGTGTTTCTGTTTATAGTGTTGGTGGCCCGCAGATGTGTTGGGGTGAGGCTGTCCGGCTGGCTGGCGTGTTGTGTACCGATACGTCTAGCCAGTTGGCGGCCCACCTGAATGGTTGGCAGCGCCCGTTTGAGTGGTGCGAGTGGGCTGTGCTGGACATGTTGGATCATTATAGGTCTGCTAATAGTGAGGGGCAGCCGGAGCCTGTGGCGAGGCCGACGGATGAGCGTAGGGCCCGGTTTACGTCTGGGCAGGTGGACGATATTTTGGCGCGTGTTCGTGCCGGTGGCGGGGTGTCTCGCGAGATTAATATTATGGGGTGAATAGTGTATGTCTGGTGAGATTGCTTCCGCATATGTGTCGTTGTATACGAAGATGCCGGGTTTGAAGGCGGATGTTGGTAAACAGCTTTCTGGGGTGATGCCTGCGGAGGGTCAGCGTTCGGGTAGTCTTTTTGCTAAGGGCATGAAGTTGGCGCTTGGTGGCGCCGCAATGGTGGGTGCTATCAATGTTGCTAAGAAGGGTCTCAAGTCTATCTATGATGTGACTATTGGTGGCGGTATTGCTAGGGCGATGGCTATTGATGAGGCTCAGGCTAAGTTGACTGGTTTGGGTCATACGTCTTCTGACACGTCTTCGATTATGAATTCGGCTATTGAGGCTGTGACTGGTACGTCGTATGCGTTGGGGGATGCGGCGTCTACGGCTGCGGCGTTGTCTGCTTCGGGTGTGAAGTCTGGCGGGCAGATGACGGATGTGTTGAAGACTGTCGCCGATGTGTCTTATATTTCGGGTAAGTCGTTTCAGGATACGGGCGCTATTTTTACGTCGGTTATGGCTCGCGGTAAGTTGCAGGGCGATGACATGTTGCAGCTTACGATGGCGGGTGTTCCTGTGCTGTCTTTGCTTGCCAGGCAGACGGGTAAAACCTCGGCTGAGGTGTCGCAGATGGTGTCGAAGGGGCAGATTGATTTTGCCACGTTTGCGGCTGCGATGAAGCTTGGCATGGGTGGTGCTGCGCAGGCGTCTGGTAAGACGTTTGAGGGCGCTATGAAGAATGTTAAGGGCGCTTTGGGTTATCTTGGTGCTACGGCTATGGCGCCGTTTCTTAACGGGTTGCGGCAGATTTTTGTTGCGTTGAATCCGGTTATCAAGTCGGTGACGGATTCTGTGAAGCCGATGTTTGCTGCCGTCGATGCTGGTATTCAGCGTATGATGCCGTCTATTTTGGCGTGGATTAACCGCATGCCGGGTATGATCACGAGAATGAATGCACAGATGCGCGCCAAAGTGGAGCAGTTGAAGGGCATTTTTGCGAGAATGCATTTGCCTGTTCCTAAAGTGAATTTGGGTGCCATGTTTGCTGGCGGCACCGCAGTGTTTGGTATTGTTGCTGCGGGTGTGGGGAAGCTTGTCGCGGGTTTTGCCCCGTTGGCGGTTGCGTTGAAGAATCTACTGCCGTCGTTTGGTGCTTTGAAGGGTGCCGCCGGGGGGCTTGGCGGCGTGTTTCGCGCCCTGGGTGGCCCTGTCGGGATTGTGATCGGCTTGTTTGCTGCCATGTTTGCCACTAACGCCCAGTTCCGTGCCGCGGTGATTCAGCTTGTCGGGGTGGTTGGCCAGGCTTTGGGGCAGATCATGGCCGCTATTCAGCCGCTGTTTGGTTTGGTGGCGGGGCTGGTGGCCCGGTTGGCGCCAGTGTTCGGCCAGATTATTGGTATGGTTGCCGGGCTAGCGGCGCAGCTTATGCCTGTGATTGGTATGCTTGTTGCCCGGCTGGTTCCTGTTATCACCCAGATTATTGGTGCGGTGACACAGGTTGCTGCCATGTTGTTGCCGGCGTTGATGCCGGTGTTGCAGGCTGTTGTTGCTGTGATACGGCAGGTTGTTGGCGTGATCATGCAACTGGTGCCGGTTTTGATGCCTGTGATTCAGCAGATTTTGGGTGCGGTCATGTCTGTGCTGCCGCCGATTGTTGGTTTGATCCGGTCGTTGATACCAGTCATCATGTCGATTATGCGTGTGGTGATGCAGGTTGTTTCGGTTGTGTTGCAGGTGGTGGCCCGCATTATTCCGGTTGTGATGCCGATTGTGACAGCTGTGATCGGGTTTGTTGCACGTATTCTTGGCGCTATTGTGTCTGCTGCAGCCCGCATTATTGGGACTGTCGCTCGTGTCATCTCATGGGTTGTGAATCATTTAGTGTCTGGCGTGAGGTCTATGGGCACGGCCATCTTGAATGGCTGGAATCATATTAGAGCGTTTACATCAGCGTTTATTAACGGTTTCAAGTCGGTAATTTCTGGCGGCGTGAACGCTGTTGTGGGGTTTTTTGCCCGGCTTGGTTTGTCGGTTGCCTCCCATGTGAGGTCTGGTTTTAACGCAGCCCGTGGCGCTGTTTCTTCTGCGATGAATGCTATCCGGAGTGTTGTGTCTTCGGTGGCGTCTGCTGTTGGCGGGTTTTTCGGGTCGATGGCGTCGAGGGTTCGTAGTGGTGCTGTGCGCGGGTTTAATGGTGCCCGGAGTGCGGCTTCTTCTGCTATGCATGCTATGGGGTCCGCTGTGTCTAGCGGTGTGCATGGTGTGCTGGGTTTTTTCCGGAATTTGCCTGGCAATATTCGGCGTGCGCTTGGTAATATGGGGTCCCTGTTGGTGTCTGCTGGCCGTGATGTGGTGTCTGGTTTGGGTAATGGTATCCGGAATGCTATGAGTGGCCTGTTGGATACGGTGCGTAATATGGGTTCTCAGGTTGCTAATGCGGCGAAGTCGGTGTTGGGTATTCATTCCCCGTCTAGGGTGTTTCGTGACCAGGTTGGCCGCCAGGTTGTTGCCGGTTTGGCTGAGGGGATCACCGGGAATGCCGGTTTGGCGTTGGATGCGATGTCGGGTGTGGCTGGACGACTGCCTGATGCGGTTGATGCCAGGTTTGGTGTGCGATCGTCTGTGGGCTCGTTTACCCCGTATGGCAGGTATCAGCGTGCGAATGATAAGAGTGTTGTGGTGAATGTGAATGGGCCTACGTATGGTGATCCTAACGAGTTTGCGAAGCGGATTGAGCGGCAGCAGCGTGACGCTTTGAACGCGTTGGCTTACGTGTGATTGGGGGTGTTGTTCATGTTTCTTCCTGACCCGTCTGATCGTTCTGGTTTGACTGTGACGTGGTTTATGGATCCGCTGTTTGGCGGGAAGCGTGTGCTTCATTTGACGGATTATACGGGGTCGTCTCCTGTCATGTTGTTGAATGATTCGTTGCGCGGTTTGGGTGTTCCCGAGGTTGAGCATTTTTCTCAAAAACATGTTGGGGTGCACGGCTCGGAGTGGCGCGGGTTTAATGTGAAGCCTCGCGAGGTGACGCTGCCGGTTTTGGTGTCGGGTGTTGACCCGGATCCTGAGGGCGGGTTTCGTGACGGTTTTTTGAAAGCCTATGACGAGTTGTGGTCTGCTTTTCCTCCTGGCGAGGAGGGGGAGTTGTCTGTGAAGACGCCTGCCGGTCGTGAGCGTGTGCTAAAATGCCGGTTTGATTCGGTGGATGACACGTTTACGGTGGATCCGGTTAATCGTGGCTATGCGCGCTATCTGTTGCATTTGACAGCTTATGACCCGTTTTGGTATGGGGATGAGCAGAAGTTTCGTTTCAGTAACGCGAAGTTGCAGGATTGGTTGGGTGGCGGCCCTGTCGGCAAGGATGGTACGGCGTTTCCTGTGGTGTTGACGCCTGGTGTTGGTTCGGGTTGGGATAACCTGTCTAATAAGGGTGATGTGCCTGCGTGGCCTGTGATTCGTGTTGAGGGTCCTTTGGAGTCGTGGTCTGTGCAGATTGATGGTTTGCGTGTGTCTTCGGATTATCCTGTCGAGGAGTATGATTGGATCACTATTGACACGGATCCTCGTAAACAGTCTGCATTGTTGAACGGGTTTGAGGATGTGATGGATCGTTTGAAGGAGTGGGAATTTGCGCCTATCCCGCCTGGCGGTTCTCGGAGTGTGAATATTGAGATGGTTGGTTTGGGTGCCATTGTTGTGTCGGTGCAGTACAGGTTTTTGAGGGCTTGGTGAATAGTTGATGGCTGGTCTGGTTCCGCAGATAACATTGTTTACGCCGGATTATCGCCGTGTGGCGCCTATCAATTTTTTTGAATCATTGAAGTTGTCGTTGAAGTGGAATGGTTTGTCGACGCTGGAGTTGGTGGTGTCTGGGGATCATTCCAGGCTTGACGGGTTGACTAGGCCGGGTGCACGGCTGGTTGTTGATTATGGTGGTGGCCAGATTTTTTCTGGGCCTGTGCGTAAGGTTCATGGTGTGGGTCCTTGGCGTTCTTCGCGTGTGACTATTACGTGTGAGGATGATATCCGCCTGTTGTGGCGTATGCTGATGTGGCCTGTGAATTATCGCCCTGGTATGGTTGGTATGGAGTGGCGTGCGGACAGGGATTATGCCCACTATTCGGGTGCGGCTGAGTCAGTGGCTAAGCAGGTGTTGGGGGATAATGCGTGGCGTTTTCCGCCTGGTTTGTTTATGACCGATGATGAGAGTCGTGGCCGCTATATTAAGGATTTTCAGGTGCGGTTCCACGTGTTTGCCGATAAGTTGTTGCCGGTGTTGTCGTGGGCTCGGATGACTGTCACGGTGAACCAGTTTGAGAATGCGAAGTTTGATCAGCGGGGTTTGCTGTTTGATTGCGTGCCTGCCGTGACCCGTAGTCACGTGTTGACTGCCGAGTCTGGTTCGATTGTGTCGTGGGAGTATGTGCGTGACGCCCCTAAGGCGACATCTGTGGTGGTTGGTGGCCGCGGCGAGGGCAAGGATCGGCTGTTTTGTGAGGATGTTGATTCGATGGCCGAGGATGACTGGTTTGATCGTGTCGAGGTGTTTAAGGATGCCCGTAACACGGATTCTGAACATGTGCATCTCATCGATGAGGCTGAGCAGGTGCTGTCCGAGTTAGGGGCCACTTCGGGGTTTAAGATCGAGTTGGCTGAGTCGGATGTGTTGCGGTTTGGGCCAGGCAATCTGATGCCCGGGGATCTTATCTATGTGGATGTGGGTTCTGGCCCTATTGCGGAGATTGTGCGGCAGATTGATGTGGAGTGTGATTCGCCTGGTGATGGTTGGACTAAGGTGACACCTGTTGCTGGGGATTATGAGGATAATCCGTCGGCCCTGTTGGCTCGCCGTGTTGCCGATTTGGCTGCGGGTGTGCGGGATTTGCAAAAGTTTTAGTAAGTGATTGGGGTTTGTTGTGGGTATTGTGTGTAAAGGGTTTGATGGTGTGTTGACCGAGTATGATTGGGCTCAAATGTCTGGTCTGATGGGTAATATGCCGTCCGTGAAAGGGCCGGACGATTTTCGTGTCGGCACGACGATTCAGGGTGCCACAGTGTTGTGTGAGGTCCTGCCGGGGCAGGCTTGGGCTCACGGGGTGATGTGCACGTCGAATAGTGTTGAGACGGTGACAGGTCAGCTTCCGGGCCCAGGTGAGACCCGCTATGACTATGTTGTTCTGTCTCGGGATTGGGAGCAGAACACAGCCAAGTTGGAGATTGTTCAGGGTGGCCGTGCGGAGCGTGCCAGGGATGTGTTGCGTGCGGAGCCTGGCGTGTTTCATCAGCAGTTGTTGGCTACTTTGGTGTTGTCGTCTAACGGGTTGCAGCAGCAGTTGGATAGGCGTGCTATAGCGGCCCGTGTGGCTTTTGGGGAGTCTGCTGCGTGTGACCCGACCCCTGTGGAGGGTGACCGGGTGATGGTTCCTTCGGGGGCTGTGTGGGCTAATCATGCCGGCGAGTGGATGTTGTTGTCTCCCAGGATTGAGACGGGTTCGAAGTCGATCATGTTTGGCGGATCTGCTGTGTATGCTTACACGATCCCGTTTAATCGTCCCTTCGGTAGTGCGCCTATTGTTGTGGCGTCTATGGCTACGGCGGCTGGGGGTACGGCACAGATTGATGTAAAAGCCTACAATATTACTAATAAGGATTTTCAGTTGGCGTTTATCACGAATGATGGGTCTAAGCCGAATGGCGTGCCTGCGGTTGCTAATTGGATTGCTGTCGGCATGTGACTGTACAGGTGTTGTGGCGGATGGTGTGATGTTGGGGGGCTGTGGTGTCGTGGTTTACTCCTGCACTGGTGGCCTCTATTTGTACCGCGTTGGCCACGGTTTTGGGTTCTGTTCAGGCGGTCACGTCTAAATCTCGGAGGCGTTTGCGGCGCCTGTCGGCGCAGGTGGATGCGATGGAAGAGTATACGTGGGGTGTGCGGCGTGAGGTTCGCCGGTTTAACGCCGGGCTTCCTGATGATGTGGAGCCTATGCATCTTCCTGATGTGCCCGAGTTTTTGAAAGATACTGTTGATGGTGGAGGTGAGTAGGGTTGAGGGAGTTGGAGGAGGAGAAGCGGCAGCGCCGCAATTTTGAGAAGGTTTCACTGGTGTTGCTGTTTTTGTCGCTTGTGCTGTTGGCGGTGGTTGCTGCGGGTGCTTTACGTTTCGGGGCTGTATCCTCTGAGCGGGATTCGGAGCAGGCGAGGGCCCAATCGAATGGTACGGCTGCCAGGGGTTTGGCTGCCCGTGTGAAGCAGGTGTGTACCCAGGGTGGCGTGGAGTCTGTGAAGCTGCACAGGTCTGGTTTGTGTGTGGATGCGATGCGTACTGAGCGGAGTGTGCAGGGTGTGCCGGGTCCTGCCGGTGTACGGGGCCCGCAAGGCCCTGCAGGTGCTGACGGCCGGGATGGTGTTAATGGTTCGGCTGGGCTGGTTGGCCCTGTTGGTCCGCAGGGTTCCCCGGGTTTGAATGGTGTGGCTGGCTCTGACGGGTTGCCTGGTGCGAATGGATCCGATGGCCATGATGGTGTTCCGGGCCGTGCAGGTGCTGACGGTGTGAACGGGGTTGACGGCGCTGATGGTCGGGATGGTTCGGCCGGTGAGCGCGGTGATGTGGGCCCTTCAGGTCCTGCCGGCCCGCAAGGTGCACAGGGTGAACGGGGTGAGCGTGGCCCTGCCGGTGTGAACGGATCCGATGGTAAAGATGGTAAGGATGGGCGCTCGGTGGTGTCTGTGTACTGTTCCGGGGGTCGCCTGGTTGTGAAATATAGTGACGGTGTGGCTTCTACCATATCGGATTCGGTGGCCTGCCAGGGTGTGAAACCGTCGCCTATAGTGACTATATCATCTCACAAATAGAAAGGAGTGGCTGTGATGGTAGTGTTTGGTGGTGGTGTGTGGTGAGATACATTCCTGCGGCGCACCATTCTGCCGGTTCGAATAGTCCGGTGAATAGGGTTGTGATTCATGCGACGTGCCCGGATGTGGGGTTTCCGTCCGCTTCCCGTAAGGGGAGGGCGGTGTCTACAGCGAACTATTTTGCGTCCCCATCAGCGGGTGGTTCGGCGCATTATGTGTGTGATATTTCGGAGACTGTGCAGTGCTTGTCGGAGTCTACGATTGGGTGGCATGCCCCGCCGAATCCGCATTCTTTGGGTATAGAGATTTGCGCGGATGGGGGTTCGCACGCCTCGTTCCGTGTGCCAGGGCATGCTTACACTCGGGAGCAGTGGCTGGATCCTAGGGTGTGGCCTGCGGTTGAGAAGGCGGCCATCCTGTGTAGACGTTTGTGTGACAAGCATGGTGTTCCGAAAAGGAAGCTTAGTGCAGCCGATTTGAAGGCTGGCAGGCGGGGTGTGTGCGGCCATGTGGATGTGACGGATGCGTGGCATCAGTCGGATCATGATGATCCTGGGCCGTGGTTTCCGTGGGACAGGTTTATGGCCGTAGTCAACGGCAAAGATGAGAGTGGGGAGTTAACTGTGGCTGATGTGAAAGCCTTGCATGATCAGATTAAACAATTGTCTGCTCAGCTTACTGGTTCGGTGAATAAGCTGCATCACGATGTTGGTGTGGTTCAGGTTCAGAATGGTGATTTGGGTAAACGTGTCGAGGCCCTGTCGTGGGTGAAGAATCCGGTGACGGGGAAGCTGTGGCGCACAAAAGATGCTTTGTGGAGTGTCTGGTATTACGTGCTGGAGTGTCGCAGCCGCATTAACAGGCTTGAGTCGACTGTTAATGGTTTGAAAAAGTGATGGTGGTGTGTTGTGGGTAAACAGTTTTGGTTGGGCTTATTTGAGCGTGCCCTGAAAACTTTTATTCAAACGTTTGTTGCTGTGCTTGGGGTGACGGCGGGTGTCACGTATACTGCGGAGTCGTTTCGCGGTTTGCCGTGGGAGTCTGCTTTGATTACGGCCGGGGTTGCTGCAATACTTTCGGTTGCTACCTCGTTTGGTAACCCTACGTTTGTGGCCGGCAAGCCTAAAACCACGGTTGTGGATTCTGGGCTTGTTCCACCCGACGATGGGGGCATGGTTGAGCCGCACTCGGTGGATGTGTCGGATCCTGGCATGATCGAGCCTGTAGACGATGCTGATCTTGGTGGCTATGTGCCGAGGCGTGCAGCCGAGTCTGAGGTTGGCACGGTAGAGTCTACTGTTGCATAATTGAATATGTGTGTGTGCCCCAGCGGTGCTGCCACGATCGTGTGGTGGTTGCCGCTGGGGCACTATTTTTGTGTCTACAGGGGTTTTACAGGTTGTCGTCTAGTGTGTCTTCGATCAGCTGGTCCAGGTTGAGGCAGGCGGAGATAGTATCGTTGGCCTGGTCTAGAACGTTCTGGCCGATAACATTTTTGTGGTTGTCGCGGTGGCAGATGATAGACTGCATGATATCGTCGGCCGACGATTGTAGTAGTTTGGTTTGGTAGGCGATTCCTGCCAGCCAATCTATGGCTTCCTGGCTTGCCCGTGTGTCGTCTGGAATGCCACGGGTGTTGCTGTTGTTTGTGGAGTATCCTGCACTGTCGCAGTCCCACAAGATTTCGCTGCACTCGTCTAGCGTGTCCTGATCTATTGTGAGATCGTCGAGGCTGACTTCTTTAACGGTAAGGTTCACATTGTCGAGGGAGATGGCTACACGGTACTGGTTTGCGACACCGCCAACAATGTTTTGCAGCTGGTTCATGTTGGTGGGTTGCTGTTGGATGATTCGGTGTACCGCTGTTTTGAGGGCGGTGTAGGGGATATTGTGTGTGTTGTCCATGGTTTTATCCCATCCCTGTGCTGTCGTAGTTGCCGTCTGGATAGTATCTACTGTTTGCGTAGCCCGTTAGGGTGATGAGTGTTTGGTCTGCCCACTGTTTCACGGTTTGTCTTGTCACCCCGAGTCGTTGGGCTGCCACCGAATAGGTGTGGTCATACCCGTATACTTCCCTGAATGCTGCCAACCGTGCCAAATGTTTTCGCTGTTTGGATGGCTGGCAGGTGAGGGTGTAGTCGTCGATGGCTAGCTGTAAATCGATCATGGTAACAATGTTGTTGCCGTGGTGTTGTGGCGCGGTTGGTGGGGGTGGCATTCCTGGTTCGACGGAGGGTTTCCATGGGCCGCCGTTCCAGATCCATTGGGCGGCTTGAATAATGTCGGCGGTGGTGTAGGTTCGGTTCACTGGTCATCCCCTGAATAGATTGTCGAGGTTGTCTGGGTTGCTGGTGTCGAATCGTCCCACACAGTGGCAGTAGTCGTACATGAGTTTGATGATGTGTTGGTGGTCGCCGAGGTAGGTGTTGCCGCTGATGCTGTAGGTGGCTGTGCCGTCTTTACTGATGGTGTATTTGGCGGTGATGGTTTCGGGTGTTTCGGTGTTGGTGATGATGGCGGTGGTGGTGGCGCCTACGGTTTGTAGCCTGGTGGTTTGGGTTCCGTCGTCGAGGATGGTGGTAACCATTATGATTCTCCTTAGTTGCTGGTTTGGTTGTCGGCTATGGCTGTGATTTCGTGGACGGGTTTGGGTAGGTCTAGGTGTTGTACTGTTTTGTTTGCTAGTCGTTGGGCTACACGGTAGCACATTTGGGTCCACTGGTTGCCGTGTAACTGGTGGTATTGGTTGCGTACCGCTATATATAGTAGGGAGTCTTGGTAGAGGTCGTCGGGGTTGACGGCCGGGTAGTGGCGGGCCGTGTTGGTGCAGGCTTTGTGTAGCTGGTGTTGGTGGTGGTGGGTTGCCCACCCCCAGTTGGCGGTGGTGGCTTGTTGGACTTTGGTTGGTCGTCTGCTCATGGCATCTCTTTTATCGGGCTATCTGGTAGTTGTTTGGTGTTTTGTTGTTGATAGTGTAGCACACGAGTCCGGGGTGGCCGGTGGTGCCTGTGCGGTGCCGGTACCAGACGGATTCTCCTTCCATGGATGGGCATTGGATGAAGGTGCGTTGTCCTTGCTCGGATATTTCGAGGTGGTGCCGGTGCCCGGCCATGAGTATATTGGATACGGTGCCGTTGTGGAATTCTTGGCCGCGCCACCATTCGTAGTGTTGGTTGTTGCGCCATTGGTGTCCGTGGGCGTGCAGGATCCGTGTTCCGGCCACATCAACGGTGGTGGTCATTTCGTCGCGTTGGGGGAAATAAAAGTGGAGGTTGGGGTAGTTGTTGGTGAGTTGGTAGGCTTCTGCGATGGCGCGGCAGCAGTCCACATCGAAGGAGTCGTCGTAGGTGGTGACTCCTTTGCCGAAGCGTACGGCTTCTCCGTGGTTGCCGGGGATGGATGTGACTGTAAGGTTGGCGCAGTGGTCGAACATGTGGATGAGTTGCATCATGGCCATGCGGGTGAGCCTGATTTGTTCCGTCAAGGGGGTTTGTGTGCGCCAGGCGTTGTTGCCTCCTTGTGACACGTATCCTTCGATCATGTCGCCGAGGAAGGCGATGTGGACTCGTTCGGGTTTGCCTGCCTGTTGCCAGTAGTGTTTGGCGGATGTGAGGGAGCGCAGGTAGTCGTCGGCGAAGTGTGCTGTTTCTCCTCCGGGGATGCCTTTGCCGATTTGGAAGTCTCCCGCCCCTACCACGAACGCAACATTGCTGCAGTCGGTGTGGGTGTTGTCGGCTGGTTTGGGGGGTGTCCATTCGGCTAGTTTATCGACGAGTTCGTCTACCGGGTAGGGGTCGGTTGCGGGTTGGTGGTCGATGATTTTTTGTATGGATCGGCCTGTTTCTCCGTTCGGTAAGGTCCATTCGGAGATGCGTGTGCGGCGCACGGTTCCGTTGGCTAGATTGTCGTCGATGGTGTCGATGGCGTTGTCGTGGTTGGCTAGCTGGGTGAGGAGCCGGTCTATGTTGTCTATCATCGGGTATCCTCCTCTTCCTCGTGTGGGGTGGTGTTGGCTTGTTTGCGTCGGTAGTCTTTGATGACGGTGGCGGAGATGGGGTATCCGGCTTGGGTGAGCTGTTTTGCTAGCCATGAGGCGGGGATGGTTTTGTCGGCGAGCACGTCGGCGGCTTTGCGGCCGTAGCGTTGGATGAGGGTTTCAGTTTTGGTTGCCATGATGTCCCATCGGTTGTGTGGTGGGCTGCCATCCTGTGCGGCAGTTGCCGTCGTGTCCTGGTTTGCGTGTGCACCACGATACGGTTCCGTCTGTGTGGTTGAGTGTTTTGCCGCACATGACGTCACGTAGGTGTTCGGGAAACTTGCCGTTGTTGTCCCTGTTCGTTTCGGTCACGTGTTGGGTTGTGGTGACCATCATGCCTCCTATGTGTGAAAGAGTGTGCAAATATGATGCTGGTGTGGTGGATGTTTATGCGGGTATGGTTTTCATCACCTTGCTGAATGTTACTTGGTTATTGTACATCATTTGGGTGATTTCCTGGTCGGTTTTGTCGGGGTGTTGTTTTCGCAGGTTGGCCCATTGGCAGGCGTTGTCGGTCTCCTGCTGGAGCCGGGTCAGGTGCTGCTCTGCGAGGATTTGTTTCCACATTGTCCACGACACGTCGAGCCTGCGGAGTATGTTCATGGCTGGCACGTTAAACGAGTTGAGGAAGAGTATTTCTTCGGTGTAGTACTGTTTTTCGTATTGGTCCCATCCGCTTCGGTGCCTGTTGGGCTGGTTTTTGGGGTAGGCGTCCCGGCATACTTTGTGTAACCGTTTGGCCATGTCGTCGGGTAGTTTAATGTCGGGGTTGGCGCGGATCATGGATCGCATCCCATCATAGGTGGTGCCCCAGGTGTGCATGATGCGGAGTGGGTCTTCTCCGTCGGCCCATTTTTCTGCACAGATGGCGAGGCGTATCCGCCTCCTGGCTGATTGGCTGGTGTTGCGCCGGTTGGGGATGGGGCACGTGTCGAGGGGGTCCATGATGTTTTAGTGTACCTTTCTGGTTTCGTGTTGTTGACGTGTTTTACTGTAGCACAGTGTCTAGTGCTTGTGTCAACCCTGTTTTTCCGGCCTGCAGGTAGGTGTCTGTGACATCCCCCAGGGTGAGGGGCACGTGGATGGCTTGGGGGAGTGCTGTTTGGAGGGTTTGGGCCATCTGGTGGCCTGCTTTGTCAGGGTCGGACCATATGTAGATGTGGTCGTAGCCTTCGAAGAATTTGGTCCAAAAGTTTTGCCACGAGGTTGCGCCGGGTAGGGCTACGGATGGCCATCCGCATTGTTCGAGGATCATGGAGTCGAATTCGCCTTCGCAAATGTGCATTTCGGCTGCCGGGTTGGCCATGGCGGCCATGTTGTAGATGGAGCCTGTGTCCCCGGCTGGGGTTAAGTATTTGGGGTGGTTGTGGGTTTTGCAGTCGTGCGGGAGTGAGCAGCGGAAACGCATTTTTCTTATTTCGGCTGGGCCGTCCCAAACGGGGTACATGTATGGGATGGTGATGCACTGGTTGTAGTTTTCGTGGCCGGGTATGGGGTCATTGTCGATGTATCCAAGGTGGTGGTTGCGGGCTGTTTCTTCGCTGATGCCTCTTGCCGAAAGCAGGTCGAGTATGTTTTCGAGGTGGGTTTCGTAGCGGGCTGAGGCTTTCTGGATTCGGCGGCGTTCCGCAATGTTGTATGGGCGTATGCTGTCGTACATTCGGGTTTCTTTCTTCGAGTTGTTGTTTCAGTTTGTGGAGTCCGCCTCCGACACCGCATGTGTGGCAGTACCAGACGCCCTTGTCGAGGTTGATGCTCATGGAGGGCTGGTGGTCGTCGTGGAATGGGCAGAGGATGTGTTGCTCGTTCCTGGACGGGTTGTAGCGGATGTGGTGGGTGTCGAGGAGGCGGCGGGTGTCAGAGGTGTGGGAGGAGCTCGTTGAGGGTTGATACCACATAGGCTTCGCTCCAGGGTTTGTTGCGCTGTTTCATGATGACGAGTCCGATGGTGGACTGGTTTTCGCGGTTTCGGTGGGTTTCGTAGTTGCGTGCCTCCCGGCTGGCTTGTTTCACGAATTGGGCTAGGTGGGGCTGGCCGGCTTTGGCTTCTATCACATATGTGTGGTTTTCGGTTTTGAGGATGAGGTCGCCTTCGTCTTCGTGGCCGTTGAGGTGGAGGCGTTCTATATCATGGCCGGTGTCGCGTAGCTGGTGGAGGAGTCGTGTTTCCCATTCTGCACCTGCCCGCCGGTTGCGTGCCTGTTGTGTCGACATGATAGTCCTTTGTGTGTTGTGGTCATGTTCCAGGGCTGTTTTTCTGCGAGGGGCCCGAAGAATGTGTATTCGGGGTAGGCTCGTAGTCGTTCGTATCGGGTGCCGTCGGGGCTGGATTTGCCTGTGCGCTGTTTGAGTACGGCGATGCGTGCCTCTGCCGGGATCGATAGCCCGTTGCCGTTGTCTTCGCCACCATACAGTGAGACTCCAAGGATGAGTTGTGGTTTTTCTGAGAGTCCGTTTTTGATTTCCCTGCGTGCTGGCGGGTGTTCGATGTCGGTTCCGGTTTTGTCGGTTGCGTGGTGTGTGACGATGATGGTGGAGCCAGTATCCCTGCCTAATGCTGTGATCCATTGCATGGCTTCTTGCTGGGCTTGGTAGTCACTCTCGCAGTCTTGAATGTCCATCAGGTTGTCGATAACAATGATGGGTGGGAAGGTGTTCCACATTTCCATGTAGGCTTGCAGTTCCATGGTGATGTCGGTCCAGGTGATGGGTGACTGGAATGAGAATGTGATGTGTTGGCCGTGGTGGATGCTGTCTCGATAGTATTCTGGCCCGTAGTCGTCGATGTTTTGTTGTATCTGGGCGGTGGTGTGTTGGGTGTTGAGTGAGATGATTCGTGTGGAGGCCTCCCAGGGTGTCATGTCCCCTGATATGTAGAGGGCGGGCTGGTTAAGCATGGCGGTGATGAACATGGCTAGCCCGGATTTTTGGCTGCCGGAGCGCCCCGCGATCATGACGAGATCCCCTTTGTGGATGTGCATGTCCTGGTTGCGGTAGAGGGGGTCTAGTTGTGGTATGCGGGGCAGCTCGGCGGCTGTTTGGGAGGCTCTCTCGAAGGATCTTTGGAGAGAGAGCATCGGGACCTTATCTATCTATCGGTTGGATGTGTATTGATGGTCAGATGGAGTCGATATCGATGTCAGTAGAGGCTGTGGTGTCGTCTAGCTGGCCGTTATCGCGCTTGTCTACGTATTCGGCAACCTTATCGTAGATGGCGTCGTCTAATGGTTTGAGGACGACCGCGTTGAACCCGTTTTTGGTGCGCACGGTGGCGAGTTTAAAAGCCTGCTCCTCGCCAAGGTATGCCTCTAGATCGCGGATCATGGAGTGTGGACGGTCGTTGCTGCCTCGTGCTTTCTCGATAATAGCGTTGGGGATGGTTTCTGGGGTGCCGTTGTTGAGATCGTCGAGGGTGTGGAAGATGGTCACATCAGCGTAGATGCGATCGGCGGTCTGTCCGCCGTAGCCTTCGGTGTTGTGCTGAACGTCGTGGACTTTGAAGGCGATGGCGGTGGCGTCCTGGTTTCGGGAGGGGTTGAAGAAGGTGCTGTTGCTGTTATTGTTGCGGTAGTTGGCGAGTCCCATTGTTGTTTCCTTTACTGTTGTGTTGGTTTGTTTGTTGGTTTATCGGGTGAGGCTGTTTCGTTTGCTGCGGAAAGCCTCGGATACGTCGCTGTTACTGGTGATGGTCTTTTTGTACTGTTTGAGAAGGTCTGCTAGCTGTGCTTTGCTTGTTGCTTTGTTGATTTTGTCGATGATGGTGTTGTTTCCTTCTGATGCGATGTTGTCTACGTAGTCTTTGGCGGCCTGGTTGTATCGGTCTTGGAGGATGATGGATGCTGTGGCGATCAGGGTTGCCAGGTCCCAGTTCCTTGCCGCCGAGCTGTTTTTGAGTCCGCCTAACAGGTCGATGATAGTCTTCTTTACCTGGTCGGCGTCCTCTCCGCGGATGACGGTCCAGGGTGCGGCGTAGTCTCCGCCGTATTTGAGGGTGACGGTGAATCGGTCTTCGTCTGTGTTGTCGGTCACTGGTGCTCCTTGTCTTCTTTTGTTGGGGCTGTGATGGTGGTTTCTATAGGGTACCTGTAGGCGTCTTTCCCGTTGACAGCCCAGCAGGCGTCTCGTACGGGGCATCCTTTACAGAGTGCTGTGACGTGGGGTACGAAGATGCCTTGGCTGATTCCTTTCATTGCTTGACTGTACATGGATGATACATGCCGGTAGGTGTTGTTGTCAAGGTCGTAGAGTTCGGTGGATGTGCCTTGTGTCGGGGACTTGTCATCGTTGCGGCTGGTGGCGGGTGTCCAAAACATGCCTTTTGTCACATCGTTGCCGTGTTGGTTGAGCATGTACCGGTATGTGTGCAGCTGCATGCTGTCGGCGGGTAGACGGCCGGTTTTGAGGTCGAGGATGAAGGTTTCGCCGGTGTCAGTGTCGGTGAAGATACGGTCGATGTAACCGACGATTTGGGTGCCGTCGGGGAGGGTGGTTTCGACTGGGTATTCGATGCCGGGCTGGCCGTCTAGGACTGCTGTGTGGTATTGTGGATTGTTTGTGCGCCAGTGTTTCCACCGGTCGACAAAGACTTGGCCGTAGAGCATCCACCAATTGTAGTCTTTCTTGTGTGGCCCGCCCGACTCGCACATGTTTTTGCATATTCGGCCGGAGGGTTTAATCTCCATACCCTCTGATCGGGTGAGGGCGATTTGGGTGTCGAAAATGTTTTTGAAGGATGCGAGTTTGTCTGGTAGTGCAGGGTATTCGGTGGGGTTGTACAGGTGTAGGTCGTATTGTTCGGTGATGTGGTGTATGGCGCTTCCGGCGATGGTTGCGTACCAGGTGTGGTGCTGGGCGTGGTAGCCGTGGGATAGGCGCCATTTTTCTCCGCATTCGGCCCACTGGGTGAGTGAACTGTAGGAGATGTGGCCTGGATGGCCGATGGTGGATGGTTTTTGTGCTAGGGGCATTACTTGTCGCCTTTGTGGGTGTTCCATGGGTTGCGGGTGTCTTGGCCGGCGTGGTGTTGCTGGTAGGCGAGGAGTGCGAGGCAGTGCCAGGCAGCATGGGCTAGATGCGGTAGCCCGGATTCATAATCGAGGTTGTTTCCTTGCTGCCATGATAGTAGGTGCCGGTAGAGGGCGTCGACGCTGTGGCTCCACGGGTATCCTCCGGTCCAGTTGTTGTCGCCGTATTTGGTGGCACCGTATCCGGCTACTTCACCGAGGGCGTGAAGGGATGCAGGGTCGATGAGGGATAGCCTGCAGAGTTTCAATTCTTTTCGGGCACCGGTGTTGGGGTCGGTGTACATGCGGATTGGCTCATCCATGGGGTGTGTGCTCCTTAAGTGTGGGTTACTGGTTGGGGTTGTGGGCTAGGGCGACGGCGAGAATAATGATGGCGAGGGTTTCAGCGATCAGTATGGGTGTTGTGATCATTTAGTGTCTCGGGGATTGTTGGTGAGTGTTGAGGCGCCTAGGAGGGTGGCGAGGGCGCAGGCGGCGATGATGGCGAGGGCTGCCTTGTGTGGGGTGCCGGTTGCGTACATCCATGTGATGATGGCGCCTTGGATCCAGGCGAGGCTGGTGAAGAACGTTTCGTAGCTGTGTAGCTCAATGTTGTTGTTGGGTGTGTTCATGCTTGCTCCTGAAGAATGGTGTTGATGGTTTTATAAATGTTGTACAGGTCGGTTTCGATAGATAACAGTTGGTTGATTTGGTGGTCGAGGTTGATGTCTGGGTTGAGGGTGTTGATGCGGGAGGCGATGTCGGTGGCTGTGCGTAGTGTGCCGCCGGTGTGGTGAATAATGTGTGCCGTGTCGGCGAGTCCGGTGGTGACAGCGTAGTGGGAGAGGAGAGGCATAGCGGGGGAATGCTCCTTGGCGGGTTACTGTTGCGGGTTGATGTTGAGGTCGGTGATGTTGGGGTGTTCTTCTGTTCCTGTGACGATGCAGTGGACGGTGACTGGGAGTTTGGATGCGCCGGGCTGTTTCATGGTTGCGCCGTAGACGATGGAGAAGGTGTCTTTACCGATGGTTTTGTGGAGTTGGAGGTCGATGTCGGGGTTGCCGTTCCAGTTGACGCCTTGCGCTGCGGCCTGTTGTTCGGCTTTGCGGTTGCAGGTGTGTGCTGCCGTGATCATGGTGAGTCCGGTGGCGGTTTCTTCACCCCTTGTTTGGGCTTGCTTGTGGGCTTTGACCTGTTAGGCTTGTAGGGATCGGGTGGCGGCTGCCTGCCGTGCCGCTTTCTCGGCTTTGCGCTGTTGGGTAGTCTTGGGGGTCAATTCGGTGTTGGCTGTGGTGGCCTGTGGGACTGGTTGTGAGGCGAGTGGCGGGTTGTCGTCTGGGGCTGGCAGGAAGGATGCTGCGGCGATGATGGCGGCTGTGATTCCAGCGATGGTGTAGCCGTTTTTTTTGTTCATGTTTTGTGTCCCCTTTCTGGGGTGTTGTTCGTTGCTGACATGATTAATCATGGTGTGGGCGGTGGCCTATGTCAAGGCTGCGCTCAACGATTATGAGCGATCCTTGTATGTCTAGGAGTTTTATCGGGCGTACAGGGTTAGTAGATGGCCAACATTGATGCGGCTCACATTCCAGTAGAGTTGTGTGGCTTCACCGCCGGTGAGCGGCTTCCACTCGTTGTGGCTGAACACGGTGCCATCGGATGCTATGAATGTGTTGGGGCGTAGCTTGTGGAGTTCGGCTTCCACGCTCTGCCGGTAGGCTTCGGCGAGGCCCTCAAAATCCAGGTGGTCGCAGGAGAGGTTTTCGAGGCATGTCAGGTCAAAGGGCGTGGGGCAGTCGTAGCTGGCGGGGGTGTAGAGCTGGGTGAAGTGGTTGGCGATCTTCTGCATGATTATTTCCTTTTCGTTGCTTATAACGTTGTTGAGGGTTTATCGGGTGAATGCGAGCAGGATGGCGTCTACATCGATCACGTCGATCATGTCGTGGAGTTCCTCAGCTTCATTCTCGGTAAGTGGCTGCCAGTCGTAGTCGCAGTACACGGCGCCGTCGAGGGTGACCGTCCATAGGGGCCGGATGAGTCGTATGGCTTCTTGTACTTTAGCGTGGTACATGCGGCGCACCATATCCAGATCCATGTCGTCTGAATGGTCTCCGGTGAGGCCGTGGAGGCTGAGGGGGTCGATTTCTGTCTGCCCGTAGAGGCTGGTGAAGGATGGGGTGATGAGTGTACCATTCATGGGTGTGCTCCTTTCGGTGATGTAGGGGTTGTTGTGGTTTATAGAGTGTGCAGGCTGCGACCCCACAGTCAAGGCTGCGCTCATTTGGATTGAGCGTTTCATATGGGTGTGGCATGGGATGTGGCGTATCTCACTTAAGCCTTTATTGCCTCTCTCGGCGTCTCAAATCTTCTGGGGGTAGGATTATGCAGGGTTGGCCCTGTTGATCGATTCTAGGGCCCTTCTAGGGCGTCTCAGGGGTATGTCTGGGCGATAGCGGGTGTGGTAGATGATATAGCGAGTCAAGGTGCCAAGCTGAGACATAAGATCTATCATCCAGGTGTGTGAGATGTATCACACTCTCCTGGCTTGGTGTTCACCCTCAAAGCTACCCTGCCAATCTGGCGTGGGGGATGTGGCCCAGAAATGCCGTTTAAAGCCTTCACACGGCGCCTAGGGGCGCCTTGCAGGGTGGGGGCTAGGTATTTATACCCCCAGCATATTCTGATCGATTCTAGACGCCTCCAGGAGACTGATGCACGATCCACTATCCAGACGCAGATCATCAGCCCCTATCCTGCTTAGCTAAGCCTCAACTATGTGGACAGTGTTGGATACTGTAGGGGAAGAAGGACACGGTACAAGAAAGAAGGGGAGCATCAGCCTTCACACCTGAGGTACTTAAGTTAACCTTAGGATCTTAGCACTTAGCACCGAGCCCCTCAAGGGCTCGGCATCAGCCCGATCAGGCACAGCCCTGAAAGGGTACACTCCATCAGGGAAGGCTTGAGAGTACGAGGAGCCTTAGCGACGAGTACTCGAAAGCCTGAGGGAACACCCTTAGCGCTGATGGGCCTAGCGTGTTCGGAAAGGACACAGGAGTACAGTGTGATAGCTGTCCGGGAGTGAAACCCGTTCTGACTAGGGGTTTCAGCCTTAACCACCCTCAAAGGTTACAAGACTCTAAGAAAATTTAAGGAAAAGTTTAGGTTTAATTTTTGGACCTTTACTACCAAAAACACCCGTTTACACCCCTCAAACCCGCCTATAGAGCCAAAATCACCAGTTTGACTCATCCCAGGTGGGGTATGATAGGCTGGACAGGTAGCCAGCTGGACGCAAGGCCGGAAAGTGCTAACGCACTTCCCAACCTCGCTTACCATCAGTCTACCAAACACTTAAAGACCTAAGGGCTTAGCGCTAAGGTGCTGATAGCTTAGCACCGAGCCCCTCAAGGGCTCGGCATCAGTCTTAAAGCCTTAAACACTTCAAGTACATATAAAACTTTAAAAGCTTAGCACTTAAAGTTAATTAATAACCTTAACAGCTAAGCACCTAAGATAACATATAAACCTTAAAGGCTTATACACTTAGCACTGAGCCCTTCAAGGCTCAGCATCAGTATAAAGACCTTAACACTTAAGTTAATATTTAAACCTTAAAGGCTTAGCACTTAAGGATATAAACTTAACATCAGTGTTTAAGACTTTAAGACTTAAAATAAATATTAAGACTTAAAGACTTATAAGCTTTAATATTTTAAGTAACTATAAAACCTTAAAGCTTTAAACACTTAAAGTAACTATAAGACTTTAAAAACCTTAAGTACTTAAAGTTAACCATCAGTCTTAAACTTTAATATTATAACCTATAAGTCTTAAAGCTTATAGGTTATAATAATATAATATAAGTTATAAAAGTTTTAGAAGAGCTAAAGGGTTAACTTCTTTACTTCTCTTCTCTCTTTGGTTCTTTCTCTCTTCTCTTCTTTTCTTCATCAGGGGAGAAGAGGAACCTTTACCGTCAACGCCGATGGGCTTTTCACCGTGTGACTCGTGTGCTTCTGGTCGCAAGCTCCCATCGCCCACTCCCCACACTTACTCTACCCGTGTCCCTTTCAGGCTTAGCGTGTTCGGCTGAAGGCGTACGGCGTGTCACGCTAACACCCTTAACATCGGGTGAGACTTAAAGTGTATATTATATGTAGAAGACTTTAAAACTTATAGGGTGTTCCCGCTTAGCCTGTGTCTTTCAACGCTAGGCGCCAAGCGCTAAGCTGTGAAACGCGAACACACACCCACCCCCTTTTTTCTTTCGTGTCCTTCTCTTTTGACACAGCCGGGGGGCGATGTGATCTTTTTCACACCCATGGGGGTAGTGGAGAAAACAAACACCCCGGCACAAACAGAACACCCCCTCAAACGAACAAAACAGCCCCCAGAATCGATCGGCAGGGCAAGGGTAGAGTATTCATACCCCCAACGGTTCCCAGGCTGTTAGAGGGGCAAATAAGACCCGTACAGGGCTAGGCGAGGATCGGAGACGCGATGGCACGCACCAACCGCACCGCATCATCAGCCCACCGACGCTGGCGGCAACGACTCATCACCCAAGCCCGACAACAAGGCCAAACCGAATGCCCACTCTGCGGAACCACCATCACCTGGGACACACACGACCTGCCAACTAGCCCCGAAGCCGACCACATCACACCCGTCAGCAGGGGAGGACTCAACACCCTCGACAACGGTCAAATCATCTGCAGAACATGCAACAGAAGCAAAGGCAATCGCAGCGAACCAAACATCAAGTTCCAACAACAAACCACAAAAACATTGATTCCATGGTGAAAAACCCGCCAACCCCCACCGGGCACACCCCCTGCACAGGCGTGCAAAACC